CACAAACAGTTTGTAGTCTAGTCCTAATTTACTAAATACATATTTACACATATCACGAACTGATCTAGTCTCTCCAGTAGCAACTACATAGTCGCCAGGCTGATCTTGTTGCATGATTAAATGCATTGCTCTTACATAATCATATGAATGTCCCCAATCTCGGTATGCATCCATGTTTCCTAACTCTAATTCATCTAATTTCCCTAAACTAATCATTACAGCAGCTTTAACTACTTTATTTGTAACGAAGTTAGATCCACGTCGAGGTGATTCATGATTAAACAAAATACCATTACTCGCATGAAGCTTATAAGCATTACGATAGTTTCGTACAATATTATATCCAAATACTTTAGTACATCCATATGGTGATACCGGGTTCATCGGTGTAGTTTCTCGTTGAAATCCATCTGCATCAACTGAAGACCCAAACATTTCAGAACTACTTGCTTGATAAAATTTAGATTTAGGACATGCACGCCTATATGCTTCTAATACATTTAAAACACCTAATGCATTTGTTTGTGCCGTAAATTGAGGAATGTCATAACTTATTCGTACGTGACTTTGTGCTGCAATATTGTATATTTCGTCTGGTTGAATTTTATCTAATAAATGTTCTATACTCGATTGATCTAACAAGTCTCCATAATATACATGAATATTTCCTCTTATATTATCTAGTCTAGATTGCTGATGTTCTGGTGTTGAATTTCTTCGAATAATACCATGAACTTCATATCCTAGATCTAATAGATATTCTGTTAGATAAGATCCGTCTTGACCTCCTATACCTGTAATAAATGCTTTTTTTATCATAATTTTTTAAATATTTTCATTTGTGTTAAATCTGGCCAATCGGTTACAACCCACTGCCTAGGTGTATTGTTTATTGCTGATGGTAGTTTATCTAGACCTAGTTGTGCAGTCTCAGGTGTCATATAATAGTGATATCCTATAGTATCAATATCTTGATCTCGCCATGGATGATCTGGGTGTCTTCCATCATATGACATTTTTTTTATTTTAATTGCAGCTTCTTTATCATCAGTTAAAAGTATGCCGCCTCGACCTAATGATAGATGTTTTTGAAATTGAAAACTAACTCCCATTAATGTACCAGGAATATAACTATTTGGTTTCCAAAGTACTGCTGCGTCAATTATGTTATCTGTTACATAATAATAATCTATCCAATTTTCATCTTTCCAAAATAAGTCTATATTTAATTTATCGGCTAGAAATGGTATCGATAAATAGGTATGCTTCGGTACTCGTATATAGTCTGTATTTGTATATCGAAGTGCTAGTTCAACACCATGTGTACAACTATCAACTGCTATAGCATATGGAGCTCCGTAGAATTCAGCAATTTGTTTTTCAAATTTATTTATTATATTAAAGCTCATAACCTAATTTTTTTGCGTTTTTAATTATTTTATAATTGTCTATTTTCTTTACAAGTATTGCTGGGTTTCCTTTATATACTCCCCACTCTTCTGTATCTCCTATTAACAAACTACCAGCTGTTAGAAGTACTCCCTTTCTTAATCTAGATCCTGGGAGGACTATTGCATTAGTACCGATATTAGAAAACTCATCCATTATTATTGGTTCTATAATTTGAGTACCTTTATACTCTTTTGGTATCATAGCGCCAAATAATCCAGAATCATCAAATCTATCTGAACCACATACGATCCTAGCACCAGCCATTATGTTATTAAATCCTTTAGCAATAAAATTAGCTTCTTTACCACCAATAATTGTAACATATGGGCCAATATGAATATAATTACCAATTGATATATTAGTAGTACAATAAAAACCTTTATCTATCGCTACATGAGAACCTTCAATAATATTATCTTGTTTGATTAATACATCTGTATCTATATATACATCTTTATTGATAATTGTAAGCATATATTTTATAAATTTATTTTATTAAATACCATGATTCCCAAACAAATGGATAATCAAAATTAATTTTAAAACCATTTTTAATTAACCCCTCTCTGATTTTATCTCGGCGTTCGATATCATTTTTAATCCCTAAATGAAATTGAATTTGAATATTTTTAAATTTATTTATAGAGCCAGTTTGTAACATATTTTCTAATAGTGGGTATTCATCCCCTTCTATATTTACTTGTAATAAGTCAACACTATTTAATTTAAATATACTTAATACTGTATCGATTGTATTAAATTTAACTTGTATCGATTCATCATTAATTAGATTTGATGATGTACCATCAGCACTTAGGAATATATTTCCATCTTTGTCATTTGAATTAACACCAACATTTAATAATTTAACTTTAGGATTATCCTTAAATTTAGAAACCATATCGTTATAAAAACTAGGTACTGGTTCTAAAATATAGACATATGGATTGTATTTATCAATCATTTGTTGTGCCCATACTCCAGTATAACCACCTAAATCCATTATAATAGATTCTTCAGTTAAATCATAACTTATATTATAAGTATAATCGCCTTTGTCAGCAAACCATCGATTAAGTTCTTGTGGACTTAATGTTAATTTATTCATTATAAAAATGTTTTATCTAATGCCTGTCCTTCATATGGACCAGTTTTATATTCATATACGATTGTATCTTCTTCTAGTATTTCATATGTGTGTCCACCATATAAAGTAAAACTAGCATCACCAGCTTTTAATATTGGTGTTGATATTATAGTATCATCGATATCATAAAAAATACATTTAACACTACCTTTAATTACAATCCAAGATTCTTGAGCGATTTGTAATTCATAATGTCTTTCTTTTGTTATATGTTTGTGTGGTTTAAATGTTGTTCCCTTAGACATTTTAAGTGTAGCACATTGAATAAAGTTATCTTCTGGTATGATTTCTTGTCTTTTTTCTATTTCATACAATCTATTGATTATATGTAATAATTTTCCTTCTTCTACATTTGAATATATCTTTTCCATAATTTTTAAAATTTAATTAAACATCTAATGTTATCCAATCAATTGGAAATAAATCTGATGTATTGTAATCTAAGTATGCAGGTCCAAACCATCTTTTTGGAGCTATTACTTGTTTATTATTTGATTCATTTAAATATGCAGCCCACCAACTAAAACTACTATTGCATATTATATTATCACTACATAAACTCATTATATATAAATCTATCCAATCAACGTTAGTAGTAAAAAATTGTTTATTCGGTAAGAAATCAAACATATTAGCGCAACCTAGTAGATCATCGCTAAAAATTATATATTCTTTATCTAAACCAATTATTTTAGCTGCGGTTTTATAATATTCAATAGTTTGTTGTGGATGATGATCTGGATATTGTAAATAATCACCTCTCCTAACATGTATAGAAACTAAATTTGTAACATCAAAATATGTAGATGTTATTAATTCCTTAATTTTATTAGTTGGCTTAAATAAATCGCATATATACTGTTTATTATTTTTAAAATATTTTTCACTCTGATAATGACCACATATTAATAAATTTGATCCAGGTTCATATGTTATTGGATCATAATGGAATCCGGACTGATTAAATATATTATAATTTATTGGTAAATTATCAATAAACTGAATATTTCGTAATATATTATCATAATATACTCGATAATCATTATAACCTTTAGTTGCAACTATATCCGCAGGTCGTATGAATTCATTAGAAAATATATAATCTATATCATTATCTAATGCTAAACTTATTGCAGCTGCTAGCTTGAACATAACATTTCCAATCCCACCTTGATGATTTGTAGATATAAAATTCATTACAATGTACTATAATAGTTATTTTGTTTTTCTTGTCGTTCAATTTGTTTAGGATGATACAAAACCCAATCCTCAGTACCATATGGCAAAGATACGACCTCTTTTTTGATATTCAAATTCTCATGCACTTTACCTTCCCAACATATTTCAGGAATATTCTTATAAATTCGAACTTGATAATCAGGATAATTTATTCTATTTTCATCATCCACTCTCCATCCCCATTTTTGAATATGTTCTTGAGTTAATCCTTCTACAGTATTTACTCTTGGTAAAGCATAAGCTAATACTTCAGGATTTATTTTAATCAATTCATGAATATTATTTATAAGATTTTCGGAAGGTAATTCATCAGCATCAATATTAAAGATATAATCTCCAGTACACATTGTGTTTAACTTATTTTTCCATTCAGAAAAATCATTATTAAATGTTGATTCTTTTAATACAATCCAATTTAAAAAAGAAAAGCGATATAATTGATCTAATGTCCAATGATGAACTTTAGGTTTATCTAACAATACACATATTTCATCTTGAGATTGTTTATGTTTATGAATAAAATGAATTAAATCAATAGGTTCATTTATTTCTGAACTTATAGTAATTGCATAACTAATTTTCATATTTTATTTTTTATTAAAATACCCTACATAATCTAGTGCTTCCATAAAGTCTTTCTCTTCAAAATATTGTATAGTACTCATATCAGCTCTATGGGTAGAATTAGGGAATTTTTCCTTTTCTTCATCCGTTATTTCAATTGATTTAACAGCGGCCCATTTCCAGTCATCTACTGATGTACCATCAGCAAACACCATTGATTTATCGTCTAATGTTACGGAATTCGGGTACCAATTCAATCCAGTATCGTCAGTAAATTTTAAATCTTTATATAAGTTAGGCATTACATCTTCTGCTTTAGGAGTATTATCTAAATTCATAAATGTATTAGTAGTAAAACCACATCCCATACATACCCATATAGTTATTTTATCATCTGACATTTCAGAGCAGGCATTAGATCCACATCTTTTACAATTTACTATTTTTTCAGTCATTATCCTATTTTTTTAAGAGTTGGTAATTTTAATTCTATGGGTTTTGGAACATTTTTATCCAATATATTAATCAATAATTCTCCCATTTTATCTAAATTAAATTCTGTACGGGAACGATACGATTGTTTCTTTGCTTTATCAATATATTTCTTATAGTTATTATAAACATCTTTTAATATAATAGATGCTTGTTTATAATCAACAGTAAACCATCCTGATTCTGCTAATAACATATTTTTTACTACAGCACTAGGATGGATTTGATTTACAGTTCCTGGTAGTAATATAGACATATTAGGAGATAAATAATCTAAATGACCACTCCAATTAGAAGCAATAACTGGTTTTTGTGAGATAGTTGATTCTAATAAGGGACGACCATAACCTTCACCTTTAGTAAATGATACAAATGCTTTTACTTTAGAATGGTTATATAATTCATTTATTTCTTCATCTGTAAATTCACCATGCAATAAATAAACATTAGGTAAATCATCTCCTCCAACAGCAACTCGTATTGCTTGTATTTTAGATAGCATTTCATTTCTATCCATAATTGAAGAAGTAGCTGATTGTGTCTTTACTATTAATCCAGGTTTAGTAGCTTTACCTTTAAATGTTTCTAGAAATGTCTTAATTAACATTCCAACATCTTTTCTATCTTGACCAATTTCACCTTGAAGCCAATGTCCAACAAATAAATAATTAAATTTCTCTTCAATATTATTTAATTGATCAAATAGATCTTTAGATTGAAATTCTTCAATTTTCTTATAGATGTCAGTATTAACTCCTTCAAATAATACTTCTATAGGAGAAGTTAGTTCAACTATACTTTCAATTTGTTTTGTTTCAGAATTACGTTTTTCAAATCTAGATTGTTGGAATACTGTTTTAGCATGATTAGATGATACTAAATTTAAATCCATTCTATTTAATCCTTCAATCCAAGAGGCATCACAAACTGTAGTTTCAATTCCAGCAGTCATACCAATATTGAATTTTCCAAGTTTTTGAAACTCATTTGGAACGGTTAATTGAATCCATACATCTGGTTGTTTTGGTAGTTGGGGAGAATTCAATATACAATCTAGCATTTGTTTATGTTCTGGATTGTTTGATTTTAAAAATCCAAATGGAGTATTTCCCCAACGTTGGGATAATATTTTAACTTCATATTTATCAGATTTTAATAATACTTTAACTACATCTCTTGCTCTAGCACCATAGCCACTGAAAGTATCTAAAGGGCAACTTATAACTAATAATGGTTTCATATTTATTTTGATATAACTGTTTTAACGTAATGTAATGGTTGATTAGGTGTTTCTACTTTAATTAATTCAAATGATTGTCTTGGTTTAAATTTATTTAGTGTTTCCTCAATTCCATCAATAATATTTTTAGACATCCATCTAGAGGATTGCATAGATTCATCTGAAGTAACCCATTTACGAGCCTCATCACACATTACATTATATACCTCAGGATGAAGTGTTTTTCTCTTATAAAGTTCATTTATTTGAGTAGCAATATCTTCAGAAGATGCTCTATCATCAAATATATAAGGAGTTGGGACTGAACCAACAATACTAATATTACTTGGAAATACAGGTAAAGCCCAAGATCCATGATCTTTATATTTACCTCTGTGATTTGATCCGAATTCTTCAGTAAACTTAATTAACTGATCATTTTCATCTCTAAATCCAATTTGGTCTTGCATTCCACCAGTTACAGTAGCAATAATTGGTTTACCACACATCATTGCTTCAGTTAATGATAATCCCCAACCTTCGTTTGAACTAATTAAAGCACAACCATCTGTAGCATTATAAAGTAAATTCATTAGTTGTGTTGGATATCTATTTTGATCAAATATAATATTATATTTTGTATTATATCCAAATAACATATCTTTAACAGCATTTAAATCTGTACCATTTTCATCAACTATTTGAGTGTGTAATACTAATGCACATTTTTCTGCTTTATCTTCAGGTAATTGATCAACAAATATTTTCCATGCTAACATTAAATCGGGAACACATTTACGTCTAATGTTACGAGCATTATATAATAGAGAGAAATCATATTCTTTACCACTATATAATGATTTTTTGAATTCTTGTAATGCTAGATATTCTGGTTGATCTGATGTGATGGGATAAAATTGATCTTCATTAATTCCATGAGGAACATATTTGATTGTTTTATTTTTTGCTTTATCACCTAATACAACACGATTAATGTTTTCTGTTTGTTTTGATATAGCTAATAACCCATCACATGATTCATAATATGGTTTATTATACATTGGATAGGGAAGATCATCCCATATATTAAGATAAATTAATGGAATTGTTTTTCTAATTTCATGTTCCATCTGAAATAGCCATATCCAATATCTTGGGTCTGTAAATATTAAGATTACATCTGGTTTTTCTATATCCATTATTTGTTTTAAAATAGTAGGATCTCCATAACCATTAAGAGGATATAAATAAACACTAGTGTCTGTAAGACCTGTTTGTTTATTAGTATCATCGTTTAAATCAAATCGTTTACCTTGATCAGGGTGTTGAATAGCACCCCCCATATTTACCCAATTAAATCGATGAGCAGTACCTATTACTATTTCACGAGCCATAGTAGATACACCAGATGTCATTCTGATATCATCACACATTAATAGGATTTTCTTTCGTTCTTCTCTAGGAATATAACCTTCTTTATTCATAACGTTATTTAATTTTTATTCTTGTTTTAGTAGTTGTGTGTCTAGTTGATTATGAATGTTTATTCTAAATTCTTCATTAGTTAAATACAGATACATACATCTTTCTGTTAGTTTTTGGATACTAAATTTGTGTTTAACACAAGATATTTTGAATTCTTCAAATAAATCTTCAGGTACTTTTACACTTGTTAATTGTTGCTTTGCCATAATTTATATATTTTAATTTAATTACTATATATAAATATATACAAACTTAAGAAGATGCAATTTGATCACAATGAATAGTATTAGCATATGGACACCATTTACATGATTTTTCTCCTACATTTTTAATATATTGCTTTTCTATTGGTTTTCCAAGCGAATCAAAACAGTCTTGAGCAAATAATTCTAATTTATCAACAGCTTTTCTTCTCTTACTTTTACCACTTGCTGGTTTAAATTGTTGTATTCGAGGAATAACAAAATCATCAGTTTTGAATATTTTACGCTTAACAATAAAAAATTCAACTTCAATTTTTTCAACATCAATATTATATTGTTTAGCAAAGAATTCCTTATATAGTAATATTTGAGCTACTTTTAATTCATCTTTCTTTTCTCTATCGGACCACCCACGAGTAGATGTTTTTATATCGTATATATAAATTTTATCTAAATCAACATCATATATTACAATATCGATGAATCCCTTCAGGAAAATATTGTTTGAAACGTTGACTAATAATGGTAATTCAATACCTACTAATTTACATCCTTTTTTTGAAAAATATTTAATACGTTTTTTCTTAAACCATTCTAAAATTGCTTTACCATCCTCAAAGAATTCTCTCATTTGAACAGCATCTGATATATGTTCTTTTGTTTTATCGTAATGGGATTGATATAGTTCAATAAACTTATTCTGAAACCATTCTTCTAAATTAATTGTGTGATCAGCATATACTGCAGATTGATCAAACATTACATTTAAATAGTTTTGTAATGTCTCATGCATAGCAGTTCCAAACAATGTGTGGATGCTATTAGAATATGGATTTAAATTAAGGATATAACTATTATACCATTGGTGAGGACAAGTAGCATATACAGAGAATTGAGAATATGATATTGCTTTTTGATAAGCATAATTCAATTCTGGTGGTTTATGATATAGAATTTTAAGTTCAACATCCGTTAAGGGAGTATTTTTAGCCATTATATTATTTTTTCCATTTTCCTGCTTTAACAAGCAGAGCAATAATTGAATAATTAGATAGGTCTATATAAGCATCTTCTACAGGTTCATTATCTAATGAATTATTTTTATTTAACAATATTAATTGTTTTAAACGTTGCATTTTATCCATTGAGCGAATCCAAATTGCTGTTAAAGATAAATTAACATCCTCTTTAGTATCTAAATTAGATCCCATAGCAATATTTCCTAAACCATAGGATAACATTTTACGAGCAAATAGTTCATATTGTTCTTTTTGTATTGTTTTAAATCCTTCAGCTAATTCAGGATATTCGTTTTCGAAATCTTTAATAAAATTATGGTTTTGTTTATCTTCCATTTGTTGTTCTAATAATGTTGTAAATTCTTTAAAATATCCGGATTTGTTTATATATCCCATATAAATTTATTTTCCATTAATTTGTTGAGTTATTATTTCTAATTCTTCTTTAGGTAACATATCAATATATTCTTTAGCCTCTTTTTTAGATACTTCAAAATATTGTTGTACTGCTTCTATTTCCTCAATATTGTAGTCTTGTTTAGTATTAGATTTAATGTATTTTAAAAACACATATTGTTTAGGAATAATATCTCTATATAAATTATATAGGTATTCTCCCTTCATTTGCCAAGTGTTTTTCTGTACTATATTTACAACTTCGATATAGTCTTGATTCATTGAGAGAAAGCGGTTAATCATCCAATTATTCCAACCTTCCTCCCCTAAATAATGACCTTTAGTTATTGTAATATTTTTTAAGTGATCGAAAATATTCATATTGTTAATATATTAATAGAATCTGGAATTATCTCCACTTTTTAATTGTAGTATTTCTTTTTCTAATTTAGAAATACGTTTTTCTAATAATGTATTTTTTTCTTCTAATTTAAAAAATTTTACATTATATTTTCCCTCATGATCATAAACAGTATTAAATCTATGGTTAATAATATCCATTTCATTTTTATACTTTTCTTCTATTTTTTTAATATCTTTATTAAGATTTTCAATAGAAATTATAAATATAAAAACAAGACCAACACATAGTGTTAAAAGAGTTATAACTGTAGTTATCATGATTATTTAGGTAAATTTTTAGGTAAAAATTCAACATTTACATGACCACATTTAGAGCACATAAATACGGGGATAGGGATAACAGCATCTTGAGCTGTTCCTGTTAGGAATCTTGATGCTTTACGTAATATTATCCCTTCTTGGAATACTTCGTTTTGACATTCATCACACGATGCTGCAGTAGTTTTATCTAGACTAATGTTTAGTTGTTGTTCCATTTTTATTTTTTAGAATGATTCCATTATTAATTTGATTTGATTATTTATTCTTTTTAATTTTTCATGATATATATTATTCTTATAAATAATATATCTTTTATTATATTCTTCATAACTACGACCACGTTCTGCTGCAGCAAATCTTTCAGATTTATCTAATTCATTTTCAAACATAGACTTTAATGTTATTAATTCAGTTAAAGTTAAATTATCCATTTAATACTTGTTTCTTATTTAATTCTAATATTTTTGCTATAGCAGCACTAAAATTTATTTCTTTATCAGGCACAACACCTGCTCTCCAAATAAAATCATCTAATACTACTGAGATTTCAGCATCATGTCCATATGAATATTTTTCTAAATTATCAAATAAAAAGCGATATGCTGTTTGAAAATCATCTACTTGAGAATCAGCTACTAATTGTCTAATTGAATACCATGCTTTTTGATCTCTACTTGCTAATATAGTAGTTAAATGATTTAACCATTCAACACTTGATATAGTATATTTAAATTGATTGTCTTTAGTTCCAGCTTGTAGATTTTTAATGATTGAACGAATATCAGGATATGAATCTTTAATCAATGCTGCTACTTCTTTAATATCGTATTTTACACTCTCAATATCAAGAATATTAGTACAAACATGTTTAGCAACCTCACCCATTGAAGGTGGTTTTAATATATGGATTTCACAACGAGATGTTAACGGTTCAATTAAGCGTTCAATATAGTTACAAGTTAATACAAATCGTGTTGATGCTGAATATTCCTCAATAATATTACGTAATGCTGCTTGAGCAGGTTGTGTTAGAAAATCTGCTTCATCTAGTATTACTACTTTAATTGGTTGAAATGATGCAGCAGAGGCAAATCCCTTTACTTTCTCTCTAATCATATCAATACCGTTCTCATCACTAGCATTTAAATAAATGTAATCACATTTAATATTATTTACAATTAATTTAGCTAATGTAGTTTTACCAAGCCCTGCTGTCCCACTAAAAATTAAATGAGGAAGATCATTATTATTTATAAATGATTGTACTCTATCTTTTAATGTTTCAGAACAAATATATTGATTTAATGTTTGACTGCGAAATTTTTCAATCCACAAAGTGTGTTCTCTTTTCATAACTTTATTTTTGTTTATTTTAATATATAAATTTTATATTGATAACCTATTTATATTTCCATTTAAACCCACCGGATGTTTTATTTAATCCATTTGCTACCTCCCATATACATGGGGCCTTAATATATTTTTTAGCTTCATTTACTGATGGCCATTCCTTAATGATATTTCCACCAATATCCATCTGTATAACTGGTTTAAACCATGTGGGTATTCTTCCTTTTAGTTTTTTACTTATTTTTTCTTTAGCAGAATCACTAAGTTTTCTTTCTTTTCTAGTGCATTTTCCTTTTCGATCGTTACTAAGTTTTATTTTATATTCTTCAGTATGAGTATATCCAACACTCCCATCTCCACCACTACTTCTATTAACTAATACTCCTCCTTCATCTATTTGTCTTCTTCCTAGATTAGCTATTAGATCTATTTCAATTTTTTCGGCTTGTTTTCTAGTAATATTATCAACTATAATCTCTACTTCAAACCCATACTTTTCAACATAATTTCCCCAAAATTTATTTCTACCTGCCCATTTATTATAAGCACGGTTTCCATAACCTAACCCAACATAGAATATTTCTTTAGTGATAGGATTTAAATGTGTATAAACATAATATTTTTCCATAAATACGGAACAGCAGGTTTTTTACTGCGGTCCCATATAAATATACATCTCTTAAGCCTCCTATATGGAGGCTTTTTATTCTGGATAAACAATAATGCCTTGGTCCTTTTCTCCCTTTGATGTTAATAAAGGTTCTGCAGGTTTAATTTCAAATGAATTTCCATTAATTTTAAATGAACCCCCTTGTTTAATCATCTTTTTAAAGAAATTGATTTGAGATTCACTCCAATCATTACTTAATTCAAGTACTGTTTGTTTTTCTACTAGTTCTCCATTTATGTACATAGAAACTGTTTTTCTAATTGATTGGGGGGTTAAAGGCATATATTTTAAGTTAAAATAAGGGACTTTCGTCCCTTATTATTTTACATTCCAAATTGTGACATATCTACATCATTACCACCTGATTTTTTTTCTTCAGGT